CGGTAAATCCGATAGTTGACTTATATTTATTTTTATCGAACATTGGCTAATCCACCAATTTTTCACTAACTTCATAATTCACCAACTGTATTTTAATAATCAAAGAAGCGATTAGCCCGGTCAGGGTCGTGTATAGTGCGGTAGACATTCCTCTTGCCATTGATGCTAGAGCATCTTGCAATGTTTGAGAATTGGAAACATCTATATTTTCAAATGTTGTTCCTAGCATATATAAAAAGCCGGTTACTGTTCCTACCATTCCTAATGCCAGGCACGATTCAGCAATGAACCATCCAACATCAAGTTGGTGTTCAGGATTATCAATATAAGTTTTTCTTCCAATCCAAATTGAAGTAAATATAAAAATAACAATAATTAAGAAACTGAGTTTGGTAATATCTGCATTATATAAGAGTAAATGCACGTTAAAGTGATATAGTGCTCCAAAACCCAATATGGTTAAACAAGATATTAACCACCATTTTAAAAGTTTTCTTCCTACCATTCTTCTCCTTAGTAAAGATATCTGTAACTCTACTATTTATCTATATCCAACTCCTCTTCCTCCCAGTCCTCAGCATCTTCAATAGTTTGAATATTTCTAAGATTCTGTTTTTTTTCGTGTCTTTTTCTTTTATTTACCTTTTTATCTTTTTTTACTTTAAAATTTGTATAAAATTCTTCAAAGGTATCCTCAACATTCATACTATCCTTGAAAAATTCTTATGCTTCTCAAATTTAATAATATCTTTAAATTTGTCAAAAAGTACATCACCCTTATGACTAATAATGAATACGTTTTGGTTTCCTGTTAGGTGATTAAGTATCTTTAAGAATTCATCTGTACCGTTTGCATCTAATGAACTATCAAACACCTCATCCAAAATCAAGAGGTTGGTGTTCACACTATTCTTCATTTTAGCAATTGTTCGCCAAGTGAAAAGAAGTGCCAAGTCGATTCTCATCTTCTCACCTTCACTAAACGAATCATACGTAAATTCATCCCTATGTCTAGACTTAATATTCTCTTCAAATTTTTCATCTAAATTGAAAGATACAAAGAAGTCCATCGAGGCGAGGTACTTATTGATCAATTGATTCATTATAGGCAAGTATTGTCTAATGATGCGTGTCTTAATTCCAGTATCTTTTAATAGGACATATGCCGTTTCATATAACAATTTCTGTGATGACAGTTTTTCTTGTTTTTCCATACAATTTTTCAAGTCACCCTTTAAGTTTCTTAATCTGCGTATCTTGTCCTCAATGTCATCTTCTCTAGCTTCTATTTCCTTAATCTGATCTTTCAATTTTGTAATGTAACTATTAATCGCTTGAATTTGATTTTGATTTGTAGTGATAGCTGTCTGTATTTTTGATACATGATCTAAACGTGACTCCAAATCTTTAATTTTATTACCAAGTTGTAATAATGCAGTTCCACTCTTGTGCATCACTCCATGATGCTCTTCTATCATTTTGTGTTTATGTTCTTCACCTAAATCTTGATTACAGGTTGAACACGTATCATTTTGTTCATAAAATTCTATTTCATTTTCTGAGGACATCATTTTACTCTCAATACTTTTTTGATATCCTTCTAATTCTTTAAGAGTTTGAGCCGTCTTGTCATCCGTTATTGAGTCCATCAGTTCTTTTATTGTTGTATTTAATCGGCTAGTTTCTTCCTCATTGTTACTAATATCACGTTCATTTTGTTGAATTTGATTTGTCTTTGTCTTTTTTAAATCATTAATTGCTTCTTCAGTACTACTAATATGTGCAACAGATAATTTCCTATTGACTTCAATGGTTTGACTGTCTTCTTTGTTTTCTGATATTTTGTATTTTAACAAACCATTCATTACAGAGAAAATTTGAATATCAAGTAAATCTTCAATAATGTTTCTACGATCTGTTGGTTTCAATTGCATGAATGGGATATAATGATTTGCTCCCAATAAAACAATTTGAGTAAAAGATTTATAGTTTAGTTTAAGGATGGTCTTTTCAAGATATTCTTGTTGATCTGCAGTCTTGGCATCTTGATTTAATCGTTTACCATCGATAAAAATCTCAAAGATATTTTTCTTGATTCCTCGGCGAACCATATAAGATTTACTACCAACTTCAAACTCTATCTCTACTAACAGTCCGCCATCATTAATAGAATTTATTAATTGAGGTCTATTAATTCTTCGAAATGGTTTGCTGAATAATCCGAAACACAAGGCATCTAGGACGGTAGATTTACCTGATCCATTTTCTCCGACAATTAGCGTGGTGGAAATTTTATCTAATTGAAGTTCTGTAAATTGATTGCCGGTACTTAAAAAATTCTTCCACCTAATATTTTTAAAATATAACAATTTAATATTCTTTTAATACGGTGGGTTTTGTTTGATGTTCAAATTTATAATCTAAGGAATCCATAGAATCTACAATAATAGAACTACACATTTTATTTAAAGTTATATCTCTGTCATGAGCCGCAAGAGCCAATTTTAAAAGATCCTTGTGATCTATTTCTATTTCTACAGTTTGAAGTTCCTCATCATCTTTACCAATTTCAACTGATTGAACTTTACTAATTCTTTTTCCCATTGTTCTTTCTATTTCATCCATGTCATAATTTGTCATGGTGTTTTCCTTTCGTTTTTGTAGTCTATCTGCGTAAGTTTCCACTATACCGTTTCCACAGTTAATGCTTCATTATATAGATTCTTCATTAACATATTTAATTCAGTTTTATTTTCTATATTCAATGAGTCAACATATTTACTCAAAATAGTTAAGGTATCTTGAGCTTCATCTATTATATCATCATCTTCCATGAATTCCAAATCCGAAAAATTCTCAACTACTACTAGATTAGCAACATTTACTGCATACAACTTATCTAATACAGTATCAAACCAAAAGGGATTAGTTTTCTTTTGTATTACTACTTTTACATAGGCGTTCTCATATTCACTATAATCTCTTTCAGTTAATGATTCAAAAGTAGAACCACTATCATCGTAATAAAACTTTCTAAACATTCTATAAGGGTTTTGTATGTGTTCCAACTCTCTTGTCTCTGTATCAAAGATGTGGAAGCCCCTGGGGTCTTTATAATCACTCCATGTTATCTCATAGGGATTTCCTAAATAGTAAATTGTTCCATCATCTGACTTGTGATGGAAATGTCCACTCATAGCCATATCAAATTTATCAAAAATCTTTGCTTCTACACCTTCATGACTCCATGATCCAATATGCTGTTCAAATCCTCTAACTTCTAAATGTCCCATAAGAATCTGACATTGAGTATTTTTAATCGCCTTCATACTCTCACCATAATTATTTTCATTTATCCACGGCATCATGAGTATTCCTAGTCCATCAAAATCAACTTCCTTTGGAGATGAATACATCCACGGCTCTACTTTTCCTTCATGAGTCGTAAAGATTTCTTGAAGAGAATTTAATTCATTAGTATTTTTGTGGAAGGTGTCGTGATTGCCGATAATTATGTGAGTATCTATACCAAGTTTCCACAGGCGTTCGACAAAATTTGTTCGTAAATCGTTCAGTATTTTGAAATTAATAAATTTTCTACGATCTACTACATCACCTAAATGGATAAGTGTTTTTATGTTGTGTTCTTCTAGATAAGGGAAAAACACATTATCATAAAATTTTCGAAAATAATTCATGAAGGTAAGACTGTCACCCCTTGCACCCCAATGAGTATCCGTGATAAGGGCGATCTTCATACTGTCCACCATGTAGGTTGATTAGAGTATTTCCATCTAGAAATTGATGCCTTCTCTGTCATGTAATAGTTTCTATATGCATCTATAGTATTAGGTCTTTTACAATGATCAGGCATACATTGTGGGGGTTCTACCCAGCCATTGTCTTTAATATTCTTTGGTGCAGTTTCTAGGATTTTTCCTAATTTGTCCCAAGTTTTGTGAACTTTGAAATTATGTTCACTATATCGTATAGAGTATTCTGCACTTAACATACGAAACAATCGAAACAACCAATTATAATGTTGCTTAGAAGAACGAGCCCAGATAGTGCTGGGGTGGTTTTTGTGAGTTGATTTATACAATATGTCAGGAACATTATTTCCATCAAGTTCTCTATGTGCCGTGGATAACATCTGGGCACTTTCTAGTATCATTTTCACACAATGTTTATCATTGTGTGCTTCTGCTGCCTCTTGAGGACAGTTACTCAAATAAAATATGTTCATACTATGGCTCTCATAAAAAGTTCTAAATTTGATTCACTTTTTTTAATTATTTTCTTCTTTTTAGCTTTTTCAAAATTATCTACAAATTCATCAACTACTACTTTAAAATCAGAACCTCTATAATCATTTACATTATTCATTGGCCCATCATCTATAATTGCGTGTTCAATATTCTGCATAGTTTTATATTTTATATAAAGTTGTTTTTTCTCTTTCTGTATCCTTCTAATAAAAGCATAGTAAATAATTTGAGTAAAATATGCAAAGGGATTATTTGATTTTTCAGGATTAAAATTATGAATATAGTGTAAACAATTTTCTATCCCATCAGAAATCATATCATTTTTAAATGTATAATTTATGAAATTTGGTCTAAAGGATAATCTTTGAGCTATCTTCAGAAATACAGACCCTAAATATTCTGAAATTAATGGAAGTTCTTGATCATCATTAATAGAAATAGTATATTCTTTTTTATATTCAATCATCGCCTCTAAAAATTTTGCATTATCTACATAATGTATTTTAGCTACTTTTTTTCTTTTTGCCATATTATCTCCTAATAAGAATTTCAGTCATACTAGTATTATATCACACAATTCGTATAAGTCAAGATATTGAAATATTATGAATTTTATAAGTAAATTTTTCATCTTCATATATCTTAATTCTTTCTTCAAAATGTTGATAGGCAAAATTCTTTCTTGCTCCAAATCTTAAATCATCTGAAATATCATATAATACCGTTTCTTGATTATTATCTGATATTCTCAATCCTCTACCTATCGACTGAAGATTTCTAATCCTACTCTTAGAAGGAGAAGCAAAGATAATGTTATGAAGATTCCGAATGTTGATGCCGGTACTAAATACCCCATAACTTGCCACGATGATGGCGTCCCGTTCTTCTTCTGCGATTGCTCGTATTCGTTCTCTGGTTTCCGTATCTGTTCCACCATGCACAAAATAAGTTTTCCTATTGACATCTGCTTCCTCCTTTATCATATCGTATAAAATACGTCCATGTTTTTTAACTAATCTAAAGAGTAACAAAGTATTACCGTCAAGTGATAATGCTAAGTTTTTTATATATTTATTTCTTTGTCTATGTCCTACTAAAAATTCTAATTCATCTATGTATTTACTTTTTCTCATTGCAGAACATATATCTTTATGATACTGTAATAATAAGATTTTTATACTAAAAGCTGCTAATTCTTTTTTATCAATTAATTGTTTAGTTGTAGTCACTTTATATACTCTTCCAAATAAACCCTCCAATACTAATTTATGAGTTTGAGTACCATCTAATGTCCCCGTTGTGCCTATTCTATATTTCGCATTTACACATTTAGTCATGATGGAGGTAAGAGATTTTGACTTGAATCCGTGTGCCTCATCACCAATTACCAACTTATATGGTTCAAAAATCTTCTTTTGGAGTTTATAAATGGATTGCCATGTTGAAATAACTACTTGCTTATCTGAAACTTTATCTTGTCCGGCATAGACTTGGTGACAAAATTTTAAGGAATCCCATCCATATTCTTGAAAATCTGCATATAGTTGAGATACTAAGGAGGTGGTGGGAACTATTATAAGAGTTTTTACATTTAATGCTCTAACAATCATATAAATTATTAAAGATTTTCCACTTGCGGTTGGGGACACCAATAATGATTTTTGATAAGATAGTGCGTGGTAAAATGCTTCTAATTGATAATCTCTAGGAATAAACGGTAAGTTGAGGTGGTCAATAAACTTTTGACTTTTTTCTATCTTTTGTGGTTTCCACCAATCTCCATCAGGAATTACTTTATAATTATGTTTTTTTGCAAATATAAAAACATATTCAAGTAATCCACTATAAAGGTACCTATTATGTACATTGAAGAGTCGTATTTTACCATCCCAAATTTTATTACGATACGCCGGCATAAAAGTATATCCCGGAACATAAAATGTAAAGTAATCACATAATTCTTGAGCAACAGATGGTTCACAATTGATTTTTAAGTATACCTCATCATGTTTAGATATACCTATATCTTCAATTCCCTTCTGTAAAACGTTTCCAGTCGATTGCATTTTTAATTAAATATCCTCTAGTGGATAATCCTTTCACTATAGATTCAAGATAGTCAACCTTTTCTTCTTGTAGTGCTAGTAGTTTTTTAGATTCTATTACATTATCATCAGCATCTATGTATTCTTGTACATCTGCTTTGAGTAATTTTAATTGAAATGGTTCCCAATCTGCGGCTTCTAATTCTTCTGCAGTCATTCTTCCACTATAATAATCTCTTTTTCTTCTAATAAGACCAGCAAATAGATATTTTATTTCCTTGAACCTTAACCGTTCATTAGAATGAAGTATTAAATATTTGTTATGTAATTGGGGGATTTTGACAGATTCTTGAGATAGTTCTGTCTCATCAATAGGACAATCTTGGGTCCAAGATTTCTGTATTTCTTCAAAATTCATTATCAATTATTCAAAAGGTTTTTAATAGTATATATGCTATAATTAAAGGTAACGTTTGATATTAAACTGGTTGTTTCTGAAACACTACTATCAAATGTTAATTCTGTTAGAGCAGTAGGAAAAAGATTTTCAAAATGTACTTCTAACGTAGGATTCATTGAACTACTTAAAATGGTTAATATAGCAGAAGTATAGTTAGGTTGAGGACCTGTCATCCAATTGAACATTTCTTGCCAGTTTTTTAAATATTCATCAACAAGAAATGATACTTCTAATAATTCATATTCTACACCGCCTCCTGCTAAACCAAGACCCGTTCTTTGTGGCCGGCCATATGTGATGACATCCATGGTTAAACCAGGCAAATTAACGCTTTGAACAAAAAATGTAGTTGCAGGTCTTCCTACAATTTCAAATTTGAATTGAACTTCCGTTAACGGATTTATATTTTTTACTTGATCATTTAAAGCCATTTGTACCTCTACTACTATTTAGTAAGCATAAAAAAAGGGTGGACTCAAAAGCCCACCCTTTTAAAGTCATCTTCAAAAAGAAGATTACATCAAGTTTGCAACTGTAACCACACGATAGTAGCGGTTTTCGTTAGCTGTAAGTGAGCCGTCACCAGCTCCATTACCTGCGGCATTGGTATCATTCGCAAAAGGATTAGATACTAAACCGTAACGGGTTTTGAATCCAATTTTTGGCTGAAATGAGTTCTCACCAACTGCACGAACCATTTGCAACGGAACGTAAGGACAGTAGAACATTCCTGCATCGTATGCAGAAGAACCTTTGTAACCAACAGTAAAGAAGTTAGTTGCAGAAGTAGGTGCATAAGGATCAACATACACTTTGAATCGACCATTAAGAGTACCAACCATTGTAGTACCGGTATCGTCAGCATGAATGTCATTACCTGTTGGAACACCAGACAATTGTCCAGCCATTGCTAATGCAGATGCTACATCAGAAGAAGTAATAAGAACATTACCTTTTCCTCTGCGAGTATCTTTAGCAATTGCATTTGCTTCACGTTCAATCTGGAACATCAAGCCTTTGAACTTCTCAACAGACCAACGTCCATTTGAGTCAGTATCAAGATCAAACGTACCAGGTGTCGCAGTATTGTGTTGCGCGCCAGGCTTAGCGTTTGTATAAATGGTTCTCATAACTTCGCGGTTAATCTCTGCAAGAATTTCACTTGAAAGAATATTTGACAATTCTGTTTCAGCATCTAAACCGTGAACGGCTTTAAGATCCTGTGCCAATTCCATTGTGTACTCAGCTTTGAGTGCACGTGACTTAGCAGTAACAGTTACTTTGTCAATTGCGAACGCCATCTCTGGGAACGTAACGTCCTCAGCTGCGGCTGTTGCCATACCAGTAGCAGGTGCACCTTGCATAGCTCCTGTCTGTGAACCTTGTGAACCGGTTCCAGAAAAGCCGGTATCAGCTTCATCGTGTAAAGCTTCAGCACCGTCCTGTGTGGTATAATGTGATTTCATTGCAAAGATTAATCCAGTAGGTCCGTTCATGGGTTGAACACCACAAACATCATAAGCAATAAGATTAGGCATTGCTCTACGAACCAAAGAGATTAATACAGGATCAACATAATTAATGTTGTCACCGCCGGAAGCACCAACTCCCATTTGGTTGTTGTGTCCTGATGGGGCTGTTTCCGATAAAGTTCCAAACATTCCACCACTATCTGCTTGTTCACGCATTGATTTCTCTTGGTTTTCCAAAAGAACTGCGGTAACAGCCTTACGATATTGATCTTTAATCTTTGGAAGATCACCATGTTCTAGCACCGGACCCCACTTCTTTTGAAGGTCTTCAGATAAGTACATTTTTGTCTCCTATAGAGTTTATATTAATTGTGAAAGCGAGTTATCGCTGATGTATAATGTTTCATATTTTCATCGAGTTTTACTGCAGATTCCTCTTCAGAAACTTCAATGTTCTCATCTGTTTCAGTAATTTCAGATGTTACGGCATCGCTCTTAGGAAAGTAACTTTCTTTAAGAACAGATATTTTTTCGGCATATTGTTTAGCATTTTCATACTCGATACCTTCTGCTAACTTAGAGATTTTTTCCGTTTCAGTATCGGCTAAATCTTTAGTTGCGTGTTTAAGGACATCATCTTTCTTAAACTGTGCCAATTCTTTTTGGAGTTCTACTCCACGATTGATTTCTTCATCTAAGGAAGTTTCCAAGTCGTCAACTTTTGTGAATAAGTCGTCAACCATATCAACTTTCTCTTCTGGAATATCAATGTAATGCTCTGAAAAAAGTGTTTTGAGTCCAGACATGAAATCTTCAACCAATTCGGAACGAATTCCTCTTTCGATTGCCAATTCATTTTCAGACATCCACTCTTCAACAACATAGGTAAGATACCCATCAACCTTTTCTGTAAGTTCTTTTTGGAAATTATCACTATTTGCTTCGTGCTCTGTTTCATGTTGAGCTTCGAGTTCTACCAACTTAGCATTAACTTCTTCCAAAACTTTTGCTTGAACTGCTGCTTCAAAAATGGTAGAGGCTTTCTCTTTGAATTCCTCTGTTAGTCCATCTTCACCTTGTATAAGTGCCTCAACATCTTCTTTTACATCGATATTAAGGTCTTCGGCTTTAACAGCTGCTTTAGTACGCTTAGATTCTACTTTTTCATCTTCATCTTCTTCGCCATCTTCGGCATCTTCAAGAATAGAGAAAGATTTCATAATTTCTTCGTATTTTGCAGTCAGTTGATCTTTTTTCAACTTATTAGCGATTTCATAAACTGATTTCAACATTCCATTTTTAGTTTTTGGAATTAATGACTCAAGTTTTGTTTTGGTACTAGGAATAGATTTCTCTCCTTTTTCTGCGGTCTTGAACTTGGCTTTTTTGTCCCGTTCAAAATCCTGAGATTCTTCTACTTCATCTTCTTCATCTTCATCAGCTTCTTCATCGACTTCTTCTTCTTCATCTTCATCAGCTTCTTCATCGACTTCTTCTTCATCGCCGCCGCCTTTTTTCTTCTTGGCATCGATAGCTTTTTGAAGAGCTGGAGGTAATGTACCTTCTTCTACTTCATCTTCTTCTTCTTCGCCGTCTGAAGAATCTTGCTCAGTAGCAGCTTTCCGTTTTTCAGAAAGTTTTCTTCGCGTCTTCTCTTCAGACTCTTTGGCTAAAATTTCTTCAGACATCTAAATCTCCTTGATCTTATTTAAATTAATTTTGTTCATCTATATTTACTATAGTGTTATTATTTAGTAAAATTATAACTTTGACATGAACGTTTCGAAAGCACTTATTTGTGTTTTTTCTGCCGTTTTCCGAGAAAGTTTAATTTGTTTTTCTATTCGGGCAACTTGGCGTTCATCTAGAATACCGTTATCCCAAATCCACTCTTTTCCTTCCATAATACCATTGACAAATGCCGCTGGTGCAGAAGGGTCGGCCACAATATCAGCAGCAGTTGCAAGATAAAAATCATCTTGTACTTGACTAACATTACGTCCTACAGGCTTTAATGAGCCCATTCCTCTAGATGAAACACCCAATCG